AGGTATTGTGCCAGTTGAGAACATATAATCAAACAACAGGTTATAATGAGTCTCGAGCTCATCAAGTTTAGTCTTTTTCATTAAATATCCTTGAAAAGTTCCTCAGCTGTTCTAACCCCATACTCTAACTCAATAAAGACAGGTACAGTTTGACTGCCGATTTCACTACAGGTAAGACTAGACAACCTGTTCTTTATTTGTTTAAGAACTTCATCATAAGGACACGTTATACGCACTGTCCTACCATTTGTAGTTGTGAAAATAGTTTGGTCATACTCTTCTGACCTGAAGTAAGACACATTATCAAGATTGATTGTGTAAGTGTGAGATTGAATTATGATTGTCATTGTACTTCCTCCATTTCAATGCCTAGCTTATCATTAATTAAGTCAAATAATTCTTCAATGCGATTAGCTTTATCAATATAAAACTTAAACAATTCGTGATCCTCACCATACTTATCGCCATATTCCTTACCCTTACGACCTACTTCAGACATATGTAATGATAGACTGTTGCGTATATCAAGGGCTTCATTCATTGTTAACACTATCTCAAGTGGCAATGATGATGTGAGCGTGAGCTTCTGTATCTTTGTCATTGGTTTCTCCTTTTAGATATAACAACACGCAAACCATTCTTGGTTAGATATGTTATTACTTTAGATGTTTCAGATAATATTTTGCCATAAGACATACAATGGCTAATCAATATTGTTATTGGGTTCATGCTATACCACCTTTTTTGTTATACACAACGGCTCTACAATCTAAACATAGCCTATCATCAGGCACAGGGACTTCATTGACTTTAGCTTCATAATCACAATTCCTGCAACCCCACCATACTGGTGCATTGTTTGCATAATCAATGAGAGACTCAGCAAGACCTTTAAAAACTGTTACAATGTCACCATCTTCTTTACATTGAATAACTTCACTCCCGTCTAATGACACAACATCATATCCAGAACGTTTTGCAACAGCGACCCCATTATCATCAAGGTCAATTTCTTCCCAATTACTGTTAGAACCAAATCTAATTAAATATTTAGTCATGATTGTTTCTCCTTTATTAAGGTTATTGCCCAAGTTAATACAAAAGTGATACATAAAGTGTGTGTGAGCTTGCATTGCTTTATACACCTGATATACCCACGTTACGTGATATATTCTGCTTTATTACAACACAAGCCCAACAACACACAACAAAAGGGGTGTTAACCCCTCACCTAGGTAAGGCTACCGGGGTTCACTGGGGTGGCATCTGGGTCTTCCCATACTAACTTCCAGCCATTAGCTACACATATAGTGTTAAGGAACTGAAGATGCGCTACACCTTTACGTACTATGTCATTCTGACTAGGTATAGAACCAATGAATCGGTTATACCCACGCTTAACATCAGCCTTAGCATGTGCAGCCATCATGTCACGCCACGTCTTCGCAGCACTTTCCTTCACCTCTTCATGTGTGAATTGCTCAGTCATAATAGACTCCTTTGTTTATTGTTAATAGATTCTAATATATTTATATATAATCAAAAATAACGTAAATTCGTTTTACGAAAACCCCCGATAGGGGGGTATATAGGTAAAAAAGGTTGAATATCAAAATGGTGTATTTTTTTTTAGGAAATGACTTGGTCAAATAGTAGTTTCATTATACTTGACAAGTATTTAAATTAATGGGTGGTAGGGAGGGAATAAATAAAGGGGTGAATATTTTAATGGGAAAAAATCGAACATTACGTGATGGAAAAAATAGAAAATTTTTGGCCAAAGTTGGCAATATCGTGGTTAGTAGCCGTGTTCGTTATAATGCCGATTCGACATGTGTCTCCCCTATTGTTCAATTTAATATGTGTAGTTCTTCTTTGGGTGGCGATATACAAGTTAACTATGCAAAAAAGTAAATAAAGTCTTATATTCTACAATGGCAGAAGTAATAAAAGAATTGTTGGAGTTTTCAATTAAAGAACAGGAGATAGCTTTAAAGAGTTTATCTAATGATTGTAATCCAATAGAAATAAATGGAGAAGTGTTTATTATCCCAAAAGAAGTAAATGAATTAATAGACAATCTTTTTTTACAATTACAAGATTTGAAATTTGGAAAAGAAATCAATAAAGGGTAAAGCTCATTATGTCTACGATGACATAGATGAGTTTAAGGCTCATCATCCAAATAGGGTAGTAAAACCAGACTGGCGTGATTCTGATGAGGGTGATTGGGTATTCAGTGATGATGGTAGGATAGTCCAATTACTAAAAGTTAGCAAATCAGTTAAACATCCAAATGATAGGAAGAATTATACATATGCTAAAGGTTGGGTTAGGACAATAGTAGGTAGTTTCATTAATAGATATACTACAAAGATGGATACGGATTTTAGTTCCCATCCAAATAGATATACATTTAGTAAGAGTATAAATAATACAGGCAGAAGAGTTAAGGAAAGAAAGAATGTAACGAGGAAAGAAAGAGAATTTGCAACAAATATAGTAGTAGGAATGGGAGCGGTAGACGCATATAAGAAAGCATATAGTGAATTGTCAAGTAACAGTGCAAGAAAAAAAGCGACTATATTATTAAAACAGGAGAGAGTTATGAAAGAAATAGAAAAATCAGTACTAGACATAGCGAAGAGTCTTGGGATTGACCATGAATATGTTCTTAGTAAGTTAAAAAATCTTGCAGATTATAGTGAAGATGATAATATCATACTTCAGTCTACAAAAGAATTAGGTAAGATAGTTGGGACTGCAGGAAATACAGTAAAACAAAAAGATGTAGGGTTGCTTGGAGTATTTCAAGGATTCTCTCCAGATGAAATTGAAGGAGCCACAAGAGATAATAAACAAATTACGTCAATATCTTTGGAGGACAAATAATGGTTTGCCCTCGATGTACATCAATGTATACAAAAAAAGATGGGAAACGAGCTGGTAAAGATAAGATTAATCAAAGATATAAGTGTCATTCATGTAAATCTAGTTTTTCCATACCAATAGATACTGAAGTAAAAGAATATAATCTATTAGTAGAACCAGGACATATTTTTTCTTATAAGTCAAAAGAGATTATCAGAGTACATTGTCTTACAGATATTCATGTAGGTGCTCATGAGTTTGATTTAAAGAAGTTTTCAGAAGCTGTATCTACTATTTCTAAAGACCCAAATGCTGTGTGGTTTGGTAATGGTGATTTATTAGAATTGATACCTCCAAACTATAAAATATCACAAAGAGGACAATCAGTTTCACCTGATGAGCAATATTTAGCTTTTTTACAATTAGTAGCTCCTATAAAAGATAAATGCTTATTTATTCGTGGGGGTAATCATGATTTTCTTCGTAGCTTTAATATACTGGATTTTGATGTTTGCAGGACTTTAGCTGCTGAGATGAACGTTCCTTACTTTAAATACCCAGGCTATTCACGAATAACTGTTAAAGATAAGGATTGGTATCTTGTTAGTGGACATGGAAAAAGTGGTGCGAAAAATGGTGACCTTGAGTTGGACAAACTTGCAGCTGTCTATTCAGAAGGGGATGTTTTTTTACTTGGGCATAATCACCAACTCTATGCTAAACCAGTGGATTCGATTATGGTTGATGGCGATGAAGAAGCTCTTAAGCGTCGTTGGTATGTAAGAGGAGGTTCATTTTTAAGATATGCTGAGTATGCAAGATATTCTATGTACCCAATTGTAAGAACGGGATGGATTACAATGGAGTTTACAAAAGATAGTGTAAAATGTTGGGAGAATTAATCAAAAATGATATATGGAGGAAGATATTTAGTATTATGGAAAAAAGCTAAAAATGATAAGACTGATGCTTTGATGAGGTCTTTTGATACTACGATAGAAGCTAAATCATATATTCAAGGATTTGTAGAAGCTATTGTTTCTTTTACTAAAGATGCTCAAGAAGATAAATTATTAGATGAGTTTAAAATAGAGGAAGTAAATTGAAAAAGAAAAAAGTTTATTCCAAACATGATTTAAAAAGAGAAGTCCAGAACACAAGAATAGTTGTTTCAATGTTATCGGAAAGATTCTTAAATTTAGAGAAAGTTTTGCAATTGTATATTGAAATGAACAAACATGATAAGAAATTTGAAAAGTTTTTAGATGCCAAATCAAAAGAAAAAGAAAAAGAAGACTAATATAAACAATATTATTCGGCAAATGGAATTAGATTTAATGAGTGCTGGCAAAATTCCAGGTGAAGAAGGAGGTAGTCTTGTTTCTCAAATGCAATTACAACGTCGTTTAGCATCTATGCCTCAAGGTGGGGGAATCACACCTCTCTTGCCTACTAGTCCTTTAGATTTAGCTTTTGAAACTTTATTAACTGGTATGGCTCATTCGGAAGGCGTTGACCCAAGAATAGCTATTGCAACTGGTATTGCAGCTGGGAAAGTAATACCTAAGTTACCAGCAGCGGCTAGAGCTGTCAATATTAAAGGTGGTAGTATTCTATCAAGACGAGCTTATAAAAAAGGAATGGAATCTGCATCAAAAGACCCTATGTTTTCTGATATTGATTATCCTAGAGAAGTTAAATTTGTAGGAGCAAAAGACCCACAAATGGGAACAGCCGCTGGTCAGTATATTCCATCATCGGGAATGCAAAGAAGACATTTAGAATTATATCCCAATCAGAGAAAATTTTCGTATGAACCAGGATGGATTCCTCAAGAAAAATCAATTTATCTTAAAGAGAGAACATTAGGAGGTATACTTAGTGGTAGAAAATCTTGGGGGAAAGACTGGGGGGAAAGTATTCTAAGACATGAATCTCGTCATTATAAGCAGCATGTAGAAGGTATGAAAAGAATGGAAGCAGAAGGTTGGGTAGACCCTTATAAGGGGGCAAGGACTACATCAATAGGTGGAAAGAAAATTTCATATTCTCCTTTGCTATCAAAGTCAACTCTTCCTTCTTCTGGCACAAAATATGGATACCCAGCTGATTGGCATGTTGCATATTCTACATTAATAAAAATACCAAAACCTAAAAATAGATACCCTTCTATTCCTAAAAAATATATTAATACACGAGGACAACCAATGGCACCTAATCATGTTCATAGATTAGTTAAAAAAGAACATGGTAAAAAATATGCTGATAAATATCATAAATGGTATAAAAAGAAATATGAAAAAGATGTTCTTAGTGAATGGGATATGACATCTGGAAAAGAATATTACACTAGAAATATAGAAGTTGAAGCAAGAATAGAACAAATTGCGTCATTAGGCGAGAATAGTGGTTGGGCATTTGATGATTTAGTAAAAAGGGCTGGATATACAAAAAAGCAAGTATTAGATATGGTTACTGATTATAAAATTGCAAAAAAGAAGTATAGGCCAGGTAGATTTAAAGCAGATGCTCAAGAGTTTAGGACAAGGTGAATATAAACAGCCAAAACGTAAGTGAGGCTGAAGAAGCTTTAAGACTTGCAAGTAAAGACTTAATATCGTTTGGT